TGCTGAAGAGTCGAGGTTTGATTGACCCCCTGAGCTTATGTTTTCTAACGGCTGGCATCGGGTTAGTTCTGGACTGGTTTGGCTAGAAATGGACTGGTCTGGGGAATCTCCGACCGTGTTGGGGAGAGATTGGAACGAAAATCAAGGGGGGTACGCATCTGCTCTAAAAAAACGCCCTGTGACTTCTTATTCTTGCGTGAGTTACAAGACTTGCACGCACTTACCATGTTGTTAATATCTACTGCTAACTCAGGTGCTTTGCTTACTGGTATCACATGATCTATCGTCATGTCCTTACCTTCATAGCCACAGTAGTAACACACCCACCCATCCATAGCCAGCTTCTTTAGCCTAATCTCTTTGTACTTACGGCTAAGGCGTGGGTCACCCTTCTTGCTACTCATAGCTCCTCATAACAGTCATCACATAGCAGGTTATCACCTAGTGCTATCAGATCATCTACAAACTGAGTATCCTCACATCTAGTGCATATACCAAAGTCATCCATTATTGCCACCCCTTAGTGCGTAAATGGTGTAGAGCTGCACAATACATAGGCTCATCATACTCTGTTAAGCCATACCTATAGGCTACATAGTCCCAATACTTCCAGAATTGCTGGATAGGGTGAGCCTTCTTCATTGACTCAATCTTGAGCTGGTAGAGCCCATAGGCTTGCTTAGTACCACCTATGTTACCTACTGCCTTCTCATCCCATCTTGATTCTCTATAGATGATCTCGTTATGGCATTGGTATTGCCTATCTGTTAATTGATTATCTGCTAATCGTAAAACCATCTTTTTCTTGCTTTGAGTGGCATCTATTTGCCCTGCTTCTAGTGGCGTAGAGCCAATAGACACAGCTATCCCAATAGAGATGGCTACCGAGCGAGCTAGCCGTGAGCGGCTCGCTCTATGCCCCTGATGGGCATTAGCCTGAATCGTACCAGCCGTGTCAAGCATGTGTATAACCTCCGCGTGTCGTAAGCGTAGAGTTGAGTTTTGTTACAAGTTATCCACAGGTTGTTGATAACTATCTATTGTCAGTTGAATAGAACCCGTTGCCCTTGAATATGGCAGCAGGGACGCTTGAGTAGATCTTGTTCATTGGTTCGCCACAGAACGCGCAATCGACGTCATGCGGCTCATTGATAGCCAGCACATGATCTAGGATAGCCACGGACTCGCAGTCCTCATTACGGCATTGGAACTCATAGGTTGGCATTATCGAGCTTCTCGCAAATATGGCATGGTGAGCCTTTCATTATTGTATTACCGCACTTGCAGTACATAGGCTCAAGTTTATCAGTATCGGCTTGGAAATCAGCGTAACCGGCTTTAATAAGTAGCTGCACCAAGTCACCAAACCGCATGAAGGCTAAGTAGGTCTCCGCCGACTCTCCTTGACCATTCATACGGCAAACCACGGCAGCGAGTTCATTGGAAACCGCTGTCCTCTTGTTGGCTTGGCGCAACCACTCAAGGGGCTGGAAGGATGCCCGTGCTTTTACCTCAATATCGAACGGGACATTGAGTACATCCTTACCAGCTCCTCGACCAACCGTAGCACCGTGCCACCATTGGCGCAAATAATCAGCGACCACGCGCTCCGTACGCAGTCCCCTATCTTTGCGGTGTCTGCTCATGTTAAGCCTTCCCTATACCTGAGACGGCATGGCATTTAGGACATGACCATGTAAAGCCGTTCTTAAGTGATCCACCCGTGATAACGATATTCTCGATAGGGAATGGCTCATTGCAAAGATGGCATAAGGTCACAATCTCTGGGTTCATAGGCTGGCTAGGGTTAGCCGCCTTCATAGACTCCAGGAGCTTCATATCCTCATCGCTTGGGAACTTCTCCCATTCGCCATCTTGGTTCATAAACTCTAAGCTTCCCATTAGCTTAACTCCTTCTCAATAGCCTGAATAGTTGGGCATGGGTACATATCTGGCTCAGTATCGTAATAATCTGTCCATAGACATATGCTGCAACGTAGTTGAGTTTGACCATAAACCCTTGGCTTATGCAATTCCACTACTGCACGAAGGGCTCGCGCTACTCGTGGGTCATTACCGTCACCGCAAGCATCTTCAAACTCAGCAGCCTTGACTTCATAATCCATCTTTGCCAGCAATTCATCGTGGGTCATTTAATTACCGTACTTCTTCTGAGGTTGCCATGATCCGTCTGAGGATATCTCGTACCACACTACGTCCTTGCATACGAAGCAACCGAACTTGCCCCATGGCTTCTTAGTCTTGGCAGATACGCCGGTAGCCCAACTCATGAGCTTCTTATCGTGGCATCCAGTACAACGTGGAATGTCCTTATCCTTTGCCACGCCGATAATCTCATCGACTATCTTCACGGCTTCATCGACTGTAGCCGCTGGCTTGGCATCTCGGATAGTCCAAGGATCATCTTCAACCGGAACTGGGACGTACTCTCCTGAGGTCTGAGCCATCTTAGCCTTGGTTTCAGCTAGTAACGATTCCGTTTGCGCTTTCGATGCCACCTTAGACATTTCTTCACGAGATGGTCTTTTACCTTTGGTTGCATATCCCGCGTTAGCCGTCGCTCTGCCAATCGCAGAAGTTTCTGCATTTTCCAAAGCACTGGTCGCATTAACGCCACGACCCTGTACCGTCTCCTCGGCCAGCCCAGTAGCATAAGGCTGACTATCATCCTTTCCGCGATAGATAGCAGCATGTACAATGAAACGCGAAGCTGATCCTTCCAGCATAGTGGTAACGATTCGCCCCTCTGGATGGTCTTTCCAGAACTTAGCAATGCGCTCCTCAACCGTCTCATAATCATCGAGATTAAAGTGCGCCACGGTCGTTAATCTCCTTTAACTTCCAGCCGATAGACTTCAACTCGCGTAGGAGCTGCTCGGCTTGATAGACCAGCACCTCATTAAACGCATCGCGCTCTAGTGCTGCCTTCTTTAGATCGTCTAACTCATCCCATTTAAACATATAAATCGTTCTCCTCTGTGGCTAGTTGTCCTGATATAGCAAAGTACGCTGCTCCGTCGATGAAATTATCGACTTTTGCAGATTCCATTGACCGAGCGACTTTGACCAACGCCAGACACATTGCCACTTGATGATCTTCAATCGGCATTTCGAGGTATGCAGACCAAAGTCGTGCGGTTCGCTGCATATTGTCTGACGGGTGTCCGTAGTCCAAACCACGGTCTGTGATGATAGCTCTTGCTTCGTTGAGGTAGTCACGTGCGTTCATCGGTTCTCACGCTGGAATGACTCGATGCGACCTTCAACCTTACCGTCTGAAACTCCTAGCATGTAGCCTAGGACTAGCGTGATGAGTATTGAGCTGATATAGATAGTTGCGCTCATTGTGCCCTTTCCGTAGCCGTATTTCGACTACAGAGAGAACTCTACAACGGCAGCTCTACCTCAACTAGCACATTTTGATAACGATATGGTAACGATTCTGCCTCGTCTATCGCATCGTCTAGCGAGCGGATGAGGTCACTTTCTTGGCCGGCCATAGACCTTCCCGCCTACCGTGAATGTCCCATCCTTCTCAATGTAAATGAGATCAACCTGGACGTTCTTACCCTTGACGTACATGATGGCAAAGGCTTGCTGCCAGTTAGCCGTTCCCTTGGTGTATGAGGCCTGTTTAAAGTCCATGAGGTTACCAACCTCAACCCCGTGCAGAACACGCCCTAAACGGCCTCCAGAGGCCTCTGAGAAGGACGAACGCCCCGCCCTGTGGGTATGTCCTGAGATGATGTTCTTTCCGTGCCTACGGGCGGCTTCTAGGGCTGATAAGCCACCCTGTGGCTTGATAGGGGTATGGTCTCCATGGACTGCCACCCAGTTAGGGGCGAGCTGCATAGGGTTCTTATGGAAGGTGATGCCTAGCTCGTCAAACTTCATAAACTTCTCGAAGCGCAACTCTGGCAGGGATAAGAATGAGGGAATCTTACGCATGATGACGTTATAGAGCCGGTCGGTGTGGTTAGAGCGGATGCAGTCGGTCACGCCCAACTCCCATAGGAGATTAACGCAACGGTCTCGGTCATCGCCTAGGCTCTGGCTGTACTCCTCAGGAGTGCCCTGCGACCACTTGCTGATGGTCTGGAAGTCAATCTCGTCACCGATAGTTACTGTCTGGTCTGGCTTAAATACTTTTAAAAATCGTGCTACGTTCTGAACTACATGTACATCCTCGAAGGGAACTTGTAAGTCGCTCAGGATTACGATCTTCTTCATTAGTCCTCGTCGTCGTCCTCGTATGGCAACGGGTCGATTTTGTTAGGGAGCGGTGGAAGTATCCAGTCAGGATAAGCCGACGGCTCAACTATGATTGCAAGGGCAATATCTACAGACATACCAGCTCGACGTAGTGCTCGGTACATCTCTTGCAGAGATATAGCCCATGCGTCTAGCTCGTTGTAGGTTTCTAGGTCTATTGCCTTCTTGCGTGCCATAGCATTATTTTCCCTTGAGTAGTAGCTCCAACATGGCTTCGACACGCACTAGGCGGTCATTCATTGATGAGCCAGAGTTCGGCTTAAGCTCCTGTAGGTAGTGCAATATTACGAACCTCAGGAGTGCAGCAGTTCCAGTCAGAACCGTCGCGCAGATGGCTACAATCGCAGCCCAATCCTGAGGACTCACTTTTTATCGATGGCATCTACAGCCGCCTCAATAGCATCCACGGCAACATCAGCGATAGCCTTCTTTGCACGATAGGACTTGATAGCAGCGCGGATGGCAGGGATAGCCATAAGTCCGAGACCGCCGAGGATAATTGCTTCCATTATTTGCCCCCTAGCATTGGGATATTAAAGAACGAGCCATCTGTATCGCCCGATTTCGTAAATGAAACATGAAGATGCTTGCGGTGAGGATTGATTCCAGAATACGGTCTCCAAGCCCAGTTCTTTTTGGAGCTTGCAATCTTGCCTTCGAAGATGACGTAGGAGATACGCTTATCTCCAGCCTTTCCCGCCAGTCGTATCTGTTCTGCAAGGTCAGGCATGAGGTCTGGCTTTGGTGTTCCGCTGAGATCGCGGTCAATATCAATCGCTCGGACAATCCCATTCTCGTCAGGATTATGGTCTGAAGTAGGACGAGCTT